GATCGGCTGTGGGTCAGAGAGGCATATCAAGGCCCGTTGTTCAACTTCGACCAGATGGAGACTTATCTCGAAGACACCTCCAAATTTGAACGCCCGGAATTCTGCGAGTACCGCGCTGATGGCGGCAGGACGCCGGAATATTACGACGCTGACGATAACCTGCGCCATGGCTGGAAGCCATCAATCCACATGCCGCGCTGGGCCTCCCGCATCCTGCTGGAAATCACCGCCGTGCGCGTCGAGCGCCTTAACGATATCAGCCAAGAGGATGCCAAGGCTGAGGGCGTAAAACCGGCTGGCGACATGCTGCCGGATTACCCAGACACATTCCTGACGCCAAAGGGCGACTTTGCTACAGCCAAAGTTGCATTCCAGCGCCTCTGGCAATCCATTTATGGCGAAGAGAGCTGGGCCGCCAATCCCTGGGTGTGGGTTATCGAGTTCAAGCGGGCCGAGGCCCAGGAGCAAGCATTATGAGCAAAGCGACATACTTAAAAGATTTGAACCACGCGCACTTCATCGAAAGTTCATCCAGGAGCAAAAAAGCCAGAGCGCCATACAAAAACATGGATAAAGACCGCTGGGTTGAAGTCTGTAACGCCCATAACCGAAGAGTAATCCGCAAAGCCAAGCGCTCTATCGGCAAATCAAATAAAAACGGCTGTCGTCGGACTGCAATGGGCCTGCGCGGCTTTCTCAACGAACTGAACATGTGGGCGCAGTTTACCAACGTCAATCGACAAGGCTCAGACATACCTAAGCGCGTTTACCGCATTAACCACCGAGGGGTAATTTCTCATGGATAATCTGAGCGAACTGAGCAAGCCGGTGGCGTGGACTGACGAGCGCGGGAATCTGTGCACCAACCGAAACAAAGAACGCGGGCTGGAGAGTCGATACCACCAAGACTACGAGAAATACACGACACCTTTCTACTCGCAAGAGTACGTCTCCGCCCTGCTTGCAGAGCTGAAATTCGAAAAGCAGAACAATGCTGGCGTTGCGGGGATGGTCGAGGATTACGAAACCAAGCTGGAAGCGAAGGATAAGCGCATCGCCGAGCTGGAAGCCAAGCTGGCTACGCCGGTGCGGCTTCCCAAGCCATGCGCGTTTAACTTATGCGACCTTGTTGATCGCGACGCTGTAATTGCATCGTTGCGCGAACAGGGGTTCACCGTTGAGGGGGGATGAGTAGCCATGAGAAGACATATTTGCTCTGCGCTGATGGCGCTCCTCGGCGGCGTGCTTGGCCTGGGAATCTACAACGTCGAGTGGTTCCGGTTCGCAATGGCCGCTATTGGCTCGATTGGCCTACTGGCTTTGCTGACTCACTTCGCTATGGGGAAAACTAAATGACACTAACGACTGAAAAACTCAACGAAATTTACGAGAACCCGGAGCAGTGTAGTTATTCAGAAATTCAGGAGATGGCCGCGATGTTGGCTAACCGGGAGGCGCAGCCGGTGGCATGGATTGTTGAAGGTGACGGTGCGCCAAAGCACTTAACTCCAGACCGGGAATATGCGTACATGTACCCGGAAAGAACAATAACGCCGCTCTACACCGCCCCGCCAGCGCCAGCAGTGAACGTAGCACCAGATTTTGAGGCGTGGTTTGTTGAAAAATATAAGCAGCCAGAGCGCCTGGTTAAAAATGAAGATGGCACCTACAGGTTCTCTGGCGTTCAGATGGCTTTTTCTGCGTGGAACGCCTGTCGCGCCGCAATGCTGGCTAAACCTGTAAGTAGTGGTCACAAGTTGGCGGATGGTTGGATAGCGTGCAGCGAACGGATGCCAGTTGACACTCAGACTGTTCTTTGCAGCAATCTTCTAACTGAACTGTCTGGAATCCCATTCATCGCTGACTATGTGGGTGAATTTCAGTTGTACGATGGAACAAAATATGAATCAGGCTTTTATATTAATCGTGAGCTGCAAACTGTAACCCACTGGATGCCATTACCTGCAGCGCCGGAGGGTGGGAATGGCTAAGACAGCAGCAGAACGTAAAGCGGCCCAACGAGCGCGCCAGCGTAAAGGCGGGATCGTTATTCGTGAGTTGCAGCTGGAGCCAGAAGAAGAACAGATGGCGCAGGAACTTTTAACAGGCCTGCGCCCTGGCCGCGAGCCTTACGAATTCAACGAAGTTGTGGGTCTGCTCATCCGGCGATGCCATGCAGAATATCAGCAGAAACTGAGACACCAGCAAAAGCGATCTTGTAAAAAATGCGGCGATAAACTGCCTGTAAAAGAATGTCCGTGCGTAGGTGATGCAGCGTGCTGGCTTACCCTTGGATGGCACGAAACGAAATTAACAGTGTGACATGTCACGATTGATTTAATGCCCGTATGCGGCGGGCAAAACGTGTGGAGGATTTATGCAGGATAACAACGAGAACGAAATCATTTCTGATTCTGATATTGAACGGATTACCGGTTACAAAAGCGCATCGAAGCAGTGCGAAGCGCTCAGAACTGCCGGAATTTTCTTTATCACTCGCAGAGATGGCCGCCCCAGCACTACATGGGGACACTTTAATTACCCAGTATCGCTGAGAAATCAACCTCCGGTTGACGCTGGTATTCAACCTAATTTTGGGGCTTTAGATTAATGGGACGAAAACGTAGCAACCCTGCTGATAACTGGATGCCCCCGCGCACATGCCGGGGGAGGTCAGCATATGAATTCAAACCTAAACTTGGCGGCACAATTCGTTTATGTGGATTCGACTCCACACCGGCACAGGTATGGGCAGCGTATGAGGAACTGATCAACGATCAGCAGAAGAAAAATGATTTTTCATATCTTGTTCAACAATTCTTCCAATCAGCCGACTTCATGGAGTTGGCGTTGGAAACGCAGAAAGACTACCGAAAATACTCTATGAAGGTCTTAGCTGTGTTCGGCGCTCTTGCCCCTGACGCAATCAAGCCTGAGCACATCAGGAAATACATGGACAAGAGAGGATTGAAGAGTCGCACTCAAGCAAATAGAGAGAAGGCCTTTACTTCCAGAGTGTTCAGATGGGGATATGAGCGTGGGCTCGTGAAAGGGAACCCGTGCAAGGGCGTTAAGCAATTCAAGGAAAAGACGCGAACCAGATATGTCACGGACACAGAATATAACGCCGTTTTCTCTGTAGCGCCGGCGGTAGTTCAGATTGCTATGGAAATCGCCTTTCTTTGTTGCTCTAGACAGGCTGACATTTTGACCATGAGGAAGAGCCAACTGGGTGAAGAAGGGATCCTCATTCAGCAAAGCAAGACTGGCGTTGCTCAGATTAAGGCATGGGGAAAGCGCCTGGAGGCGGCTATCTCTGCTGCCAAAGCATTGCCATTAAAACCTGGCATGAGCAGCATCTATGTCATCCACCAACCATCGGGGGCAAAATACACCCGCGATGGATTTAACAGCCGATGGATGAAAGCAAAGCAGGAGGCTAAAGAGCGCTTCCCTGAACTTGAGTTCGATTTTACCTTCCATGACCTGAAGGCTAAGGGTGTTTCAGATCTTGAAGGTAATCTGTATGACCGCCAGGCGATCACCGGCCACAAGAATGTAGAACAGACTGCGAAGTATGTGAGGAAGATTGCCGTAGTCCCTACCGTTGGCGAGCAGTAGAAGAAACGAAAATATTATGAAGTGATATTATGAAGTATGGGGCGGAAACAAAAAAACCGCCTCTCGGCGGTCTACGACATTACTACTTATTGCTTTGATTATTCGGTATTTTCGTTCCCTGGTACCCGGGGCGGGACTTGAACCCGCACAGCCATAAGCCGAGGGATTTTAAATTCAGCGTTAACATCTTTAAAAACAATAGTTTGTTTAAAAATTCGGAACATGGGTTAATAACTGCACACTTAGAAATCATCTAGTTAGAGCAAGACTAATACCCATCTTCCGAACTAATACATGCATAACCGGCCGGGTTCCAAGTTACCTTTAATCCCTTGTTGGATAGGCAAATAAAGCTGCAAGCTACCTCCCGCAGGATTAATCGGCGAAGTTCTTCAAAAGCTCATGCAATGGCCGATAATCAAATAACCGGCAGATCATCCCACTCGCACGACCGCATATCATTCACGCAGTACATCACCACGCCGAACACCTCGATCCCTTCTTCCGAGTTTTCGTTACCGAGCTCAGTTTCCCGGCCGGAGCCATTGAGAAACTCAAGCGCGCGATACGGGTAAAGTCGAAGCCGGCGCAGCACATGCGCGCCTTCCTCCGCAGCAACGATAATGCTGCCGTGCACCGGTGTCGCCGACGAATCGACAACAAGCAACGCGTCAGCGTGGATACCGACCGCCATCGCCTGGCCGGCGGCGCGGAGCAGATAAGTAGCGTTCGGCTTTGAAATGCAGATCTCGTCAAGGCTCAAGCGGCGCTCAACGTAGTCTGCTGCCGGGCTAGCAAATTTTGGCATCATTCCCATGGTGTTTTACCTCACAACAAACACTGTATACAAATACAGTATAAGCGTAAGAAAAAACCGATGTGAAGTTCGTTTCTCCGCAGAAATGATAGATCGCTGATCGATAAAGGAAGAAAGTCTACGCCGGATTGTTTCCGGCGTGATTTCCTGCTTTATGCAGTGGCCTCTGCTTCCGCTCCTGGTTCATCGACCGCCGGCATCTCAACACGCAGATCCACCCAGCGCCCCTCAGGGATGTCGATCGGCATCCCCTCGTCATAGCCCAGAACGTCATTGCGGGCGAACGCCGGCGCCGCCGGATGCGTTCTGTGATAGGTTTTGATCAGCAGGTCGCCGGTCGGCTCTACCTCGTAGTCTACCCAGATCAGCGGCTGCTTGTTACGGTCGAGCGGAACCTCGATACCACCATCCGGGCCGCCCCATTGTGCATCGGCGTTAAATCCGAGCGTGCCTGAAACCCGGTAAACCCCTTCGCTTACGCGCTCAGTGGCCACGCCCTGGCATTCGTCGTTGAGTTCACAGGTGCCATCACGGAATAGCTTCACGATCGGGGATGCCTTCTTGATGAAGCCGTTGGCGTCAACTGTAGTGTTTATTTCACTCCACACACGATTCCATAAAATTGTTTTATTCGTAACGACATTTGATGATCCTACCCATAGTCCTCGACCAGACGTAATTGCAAGATAACCACAACTAGGACCACCATCCATAGGCATTGTTATGCACGACCCCAGCGTAGCCCCAGGAACATTTATAGACGCCGAATTAAATCGGTTAATTGAAGATAAGTTTTCAACTGAAAACAAATCATCTTTGTGTTGAGGCCCTCTGCCAAATCCATTCAATGAGGCGCTTGCAACGACATTATAATCTGGCATTGACTCTTTAGCATTCCAGGTCGGAATTTTATACTCAATGAAACCCATTGTACCGACTGGGTCACTAGCCACTTTCTGTAATAAAATATTAACTTTAGCCAGTTGCCCCGGACTACGAGAATCAACCGTCATATACGTAGCAGCAGTTACAAAACTGTTGAGCTGAATATATATATCAAATGTGTTTCTTGGGTTTTCCATCATCGCAGCATTCACCACCATAGGACGAGACCCCGTCGTGAACATTGTCAGTGATGCTGCACCTGCAATATTCGTATTTACTGCCCGGTTGCCATAACGGAATATTAGTCGCTGATGTCCGGCTTGCTCCGCATTGCCGTTGTAACCTGCTGCACCATGAAATTCAAAAACAATGGTATCCCCATGCTGATCGGTTGTCACCGTACCAAGTCGATACCAACCCGTACCAGCCGCTTGCGTTGGCATTGCGTAGTGGGTTTTACTCCACAGCGTAGACACAATTCTATCGTCGATGCTACTGGCTAATTGGTCGGCGATCTTTGCTGCATTGTTTTCACTGGATTTAGCCGCCGCAGCCGAATCGGCTGATTCTTTCCTCATCGTCTCGACCGTTTTGACAATCGCCGGAGTCAACTCATCTTCACCTGGTGTGATAAGGAAATCGTTTAGTGTTCCATCCGTCGAATCAGGATATACACGAATTTCACCAACTTTCCCCAGAGTGGATACCATAACTTCATATTCACCGGGGAAAACTTGCATTAAATACTTGCCATCGGCTGCGGTAATGGCTGCTGATGAATTGCTAACCAAAACGCGCGCACTAGTCTGCTTTGCGCGCATGGTAATAATTACGTTTGGCTGCGGATCTCCGTAAGGCCCGCGTAGGATATCGCTAATCAAAGCCATTATTTAACCCTCCTTTCTATTTAGCCTTAATACTTTTTATTTCTTCCTCAAGCCGCTCTACTTTTTCCATTAACGCAAGAATCGCTTCGTGATGTAGCCCTGCAGAGATCCCGTTATTGTCAGGGGCGAGAACACCCTTCACGACAGTGCCGTCTCTCATTTCCATATCTTCTGTGACGATAACCAGTTCAGGAAAAACCTGCTGGACTTCTTGGGCAATGAACCCCGCGCCAGGGTTGCCGTTCCATTTCAAGTTCCATGTGTAACCACGAAGCTGCTTCATTTTCTCAAGAGGATTTTCAATCAGGCGGATGTTATCTTTGATTCGCGCATCAGATTTCTCAATCCAACGACCGTTCGCAGCATAGGCATTCCCATCAGATGACATTGAAAATGCCACTACCAGCCCGCCCGTTGCATTTGCGATACGGTATCTGAACCCTCCAGTTCCCTGTCCTCGGTTATTGACAAATTCACTGACGCCATTGGAACCATCCCAGCCTATCGCCGTGCACGCATTCGATATGATGCTTCCCGTTCCCTGAATTCGTACTGCACTGGTAATCAGCCCGCCGGTTTTATTGTTGATGGTTCCCAGCCTCGCATCATCACCAGCGGCAACTGTTCCTGCAGCTGAGCCAACATTACGAGACGCCGAGTTGCCGAGGTCGCTTTTATTGGCCTTTTTATCGACTTCTGTTTTATCCGCCTTCAAATTCAATGCAGCGGTAAAACTATTCCAGGCCGGGCCGGTGTAAGTGCTGCCGTCAGGTAACGTCAC